TCCCTGTCCCCGCCAAGTTGATAATCATCCGCTTTCGCGGCATTGACCACATTGAGCGTTTGCACACGCCGGTTGCCCTCATCGCCTCCGATGGGCGGGAATCCGAGCGTTGTCAGCGCCTGATCAAGCGTCAGCGCGCCGATGTCCGAGAGATACTTCACGGCGTTCAGCTTTTCGCTTGTTTTGGCATATTGCAGGGTGTTGATGTCCGCTATAATTTCATTGCCGAATCCCCGTTCCTTGCCCGTAAAAAGCGCATTGGTCAGGGCTTGCGAAAGCTGCACAAAGAACGGTTCAAGCTCGCCCTTGTAAAAGGCGTCCTCTTCTTCCGGTGTCGCCTGATTCTGCACGATCTTCTCGTTGACGCCGAAATAGTCGTGCACGGAATTTTTGATATATTCAAGCTGTTCCGACGGAATCGGCGTGCTTTTGCTCTGAATCGGCGTATATTTATATTTGCTGTCCGTAACCACAACGCCCGCACCGTTGTTTTCGAGTTTCAGGTTGTCCCGGATAAAGTCGTCGCGTCTCTTTTTTAAGTCCTCGGCTTTGGTCGCGCCGTTCACCTCCAAAATACCGCGGATTACCGCGACAAGCTCGGCAAACTTCCCCATGCTTTGGTTGAAGGTATCCGCCGTCTGTAATACCGGAAGCAAGGGCTTGTTCGTCGAGCCGAAAATATCATTGTCAAGAAAATGAGAGCCAACAAAAATAATTTCAGAAAACGGATAAGCGCAGCGCTGTCCGTTTGTAAACCGGAATTGCGCGAACACTTCACCCGCATGTTCTTTCAGCTCGATGTCCTGCGCATTGATGTTGTATATCTCCCGCAGCTCGCCCGTGTATTCGTCCCACACCGGAAGCACAAACGCGGCGTTATAAATTTTATAATTCGCCGCAAGACGGTAATAAAATTTATATGCCGTTGAATAGGGATTCGGTCGATACTGCAAAATCCGGTTCAGAGGACCGTTGACATCAATTTCCCGCCCGTCGCTCCTGCGGATATGCCTCGGCTGCACGATTGCCGCCCGGCGGGCGAAAGCGTCCACCGCGGCGCGAACGGTACTGTCCGTCCATGCGCTGCCGGAAAATGGGACAAAATCGCTTGTATAATTGTTCAAAAGGCGAAAATCCGATAATTCGTTTTCTTGTTTGGGTTTTCTCCCGAAAATCTTTTCAAACATTCCCATTTCCCGCATCACCCCACATAGTACATATAATCCTCAAAGTCCTTCACATAGATAACCCAAGCATTGAGCAGGGACACCATGCCGTCAATACGCCGTTTATCTGTAATCTTGTCCGGTGCAATATTCGCAAGTCCGCTCTTTTTAACAGCGGTATTCGACAGACACCATTTGAGAATCGGATTGTTATTGTAATTCACCTTTTTCCCGCCGAACGCCGCGCCCATCTCTTTCATGGGCTGACTCCACGTAATCGAACCCTGAACGACCTGCTCCATGCCGAAACCGTTTTCCCTCATTTCCTGTACCCAGTACCCAGCAAGCGCCCTATCATACCCGATCTTATACGGGTCAATCTTGAAATCGTCCCGCATTTTCACAAACCATGCCGTAACGTCAGAATAATTAACGCGGTTTCCGGCACATATCGTGAGAAGTCCCCGCTCCGCCCATACTCTGTATGGCGCTTCGTTGGTGTTCTTCTCTTCAAGAAACGCAATCCGGCTTTCAGGGAGAAAATATTGCTGCAACACATATATGGTATCATCTTCTGGCTTGCGAATCATAAGAGACGCGCATGTCAAATCCGTTGTCGCCGAAAGATCGCACCCGCCGATGGCGTATGTATTATAAACGTCATCCAGTGCAAAGGTCGCCGTATTGTTGATCTCGTCAAAGGAGAGCCACGATGCCGAGCCGTTCTCGCGGACGTTGAAGTCCTTGCACAGAACACCGGGAAGATCCGCCGGATTGTTCTTTGCCCGCTCCACAAATTGCGTGAGCGTCTTAAACTGCTTGATTGTCCCAAGTCCGGGATTTGCCTTTACCCATGCGCTCGGATTCGTCCACTCCTCCCTGCCATCAAGCTCATAAAGCACCGGAAGAAACGCATCGTCGTTTTTCACACCGTCCGCCACCTCGCAGGCATAGGTATACATATCGTCGAAAATGCACTCGCGCACCGTTCCCGCCGTCGTAATCATAACGACAAGAGGCTGTCTGCGCGAGCTTGTGCTCTGCTTCATGACCTCGTAGAGATTTCTGTCCCTGATTGCGTGGAGTTCGTCAATGATGACAGCATGCGAGTTTAGTCCGTCGAGCGTGTTGCTGTCAGATGCCAGTGCCTCAAAAATCGAGCTTGTAGCGGGAAAATAGACGTCGTTCCGGCGTTTTTTCACAACCGCGCGAAGCTCCGGCGATTGCTTGATCATATTGACAGCTTCCGTGAGGACCTTCTTTGCCTGATCCTTTTTCGTCGCCACGGAATAAATTTCCGCCGCCCCCTCTCCGTCCGCAATCAGCATATAAAGCGCAATGCCGGAAAGAAGCGTAGACTTTCCGTTCTTGCGTCCGCAAAGAAAGAGCGTTTCCCTGAATCTCCGAAAGCCGGTTTCTTTTTCAACAAATCCGAAAAGCGTTTGAATAAACGCTTTTTGAAAGAGTTCTAATTTGAGCTCCGACCCCAGCGAACCCTGCGACTGCTTGCAAAAGCACTCGATAAACTGAATCGGGCGCTCCCCCTGCTTCTCGTCAAAGTGGTACGGGGAATCCGGCTTCGGATGGTTGATTTCATCGACAATCCGCGCATATACGGTTTGTACACGGCGGCTTGTCACGATTTCGCCGCTCTCAATCTTGTCAAAATATTCGGTCACATAATTCACTTTTTGCCCGCCTTTGTGGCAAACATCATGAGTGCCTGCCCCGCCTTTTCCGCTTCGGTATTCGGCAGCAGATCGAGCAGCTGCTTAAAGAGTGCCGTATAACTCTTTATGGTCGTATTATAGCTTTTGAGAGCGGGATTCTCTCGCCGGAAACGCTGTGCGCCCTGTTCAAAAATCTCAACAACATCGCTGTTTACAAGCTCCTCCGAAAGCCTTTCAAGAAGGATTTGCGTTACGGCAAGCTGGTGGATCGGCTCTCCGATAAATTGTTTCTTGCTCTCGTCTATATTCTTAAAAAAAGATTTTATTTTTCTTTCCGCCTTGGATATTCGTTTTTCCATCGTCATATCGACAGAACTTTCCTTTTCTTTTGCCATGTCCCAAACCCCCCTTTCCTGTTGCCCCCCCTCTATGCGCACCCGAAGCGATTACAAAAGAGACTTGTCCGCGGTTCTGGTAAAACCGCTATTTGCAAATCATACCGGGGGGATGTCGCTTGTGCGTATCTCAATAGCAGATGCTTGCAGTGCGTTAATCACGAGCGTTGAGCCGTCTGTCGTTTCCACAGAAACAATGCCTTTTTCGATTGCCGCAACCAAAACCTCCGTGAAGTTATCGCAGGTGGCTTTAATCTCATACGTAATCGCGCCTTGTCCGGTGTATATCGTAATCTCCGCTTGTTTCATGATTCCATCTCCCGCTCAATCAGATTGCCGTCCTTGTCAAACATAAGCCCGCGATCTGTCGGCATTGCGCCTTCATGTTCTATCGCATGACATTCTCTGCATAGCGTTTCAAGATTATCTTCTCCGAGTGCAATGGCAGGCTCTGCTATATTGTTCGGCGTCAGGTGTATCTTGTGGTGTACAATTTCACCCGGCTTTCCGCACCGAACACAAATCCCCATATCCCGAAGAAAAATGTAACGCCGTGTTTTCTTCCATGCCGCCGATGCGTAAAAGGCTTTTGCAAAATCTCTCATATCACACCCATACACGCAGAGAAGCGAAGCACTCTCGCGCCCCGCTTCTCTGATACTTTTCACGATAACAGTTTATCACAGGAAAGACAAGGTTTGAAGGTATCATTTTTTACCGAACCTTTCGGCTCGCTTCGCATCCACGCCATAGTACAGCATCGCAAAATGGGCGATTGCACGGTTTCTGATGTTGTATACCGTTTTTTCCGATTCAACGTAAATTTGTTCTGCAACTTTTTCCGCTGTCATTCCCTCGTGATACATCAGCGTGACAACGGTTTTCTCCACCGTTTCCAGCTCATCGAGAACAGCCTCAAAAAGCGCAACCTCCTTTTTCGTCTCTTCCATTTCCCGTGATAATTCCGCAATTCCGCACAGCTCATTCAGCGTGTCGTTGACTGAGTGCGAATCGGTATACGGCTTGTCAAACGATGTCCCGCCATAACTTTTCGGTGCACTTTTCTCCATTAGCTGTTCCCGTCGTTTTTCAAGAATTTCAATTTTCCTTGCCTATTCCAATTCCTTCAATTGAACTTTCTTAAATTTCAAACCTTTTTAGTTTCCCCCCCCATTTTCCCCGCCCAAA